GCGGCACCCGGGACTCGTGCCTGGGTGCCGTGCTGCAGTTGAAGATCTGTACGCGAGATTATCAGCAGCTCTCGTGGCGTGAAATCTGGGAGGCGTTCACGGCGGCCTATCCTGGTCGCTGGGCAGTCCAGGTATTCCCGCCACGGGAGCGATTGCTGGACGCCAAGCACGTGTACCACCTGTTCGTCTTGCCGGAGGAGCCGCGAGGATTGGACCTGCGATGAGATACGAACGGACAGTCGAGCCGACGAGCCTGCCGGTCACCGTTTCTGAGGTGAAGCAGCACGGGTACATCAGCACCTCGGACGACGATACTTATCTGGACGGACTGATCGCCAAGGCCACCCGCTACGTGGAGCAGGTGGCCAGTCGGCAGTTGATGTCGGCTACCTGGGTGTTGCGGCTGGACGGTTTTCCTGAGGAAATCGAACTCCGCGTGCTACCGGTGACGGCGATCAGTTCTCTGGCCTATACGGACGCCGATGGCGTATCACAGACGCTGACGGCTACCACGGACTATCAGGTGGATCTGGAGTCGCCAGACCATCCGGCACGCATTCGGCCGGCATATGGCTGCACTTGGCCGTCAACGCGTGGCGAGACGTACAACACGGTGCGAGTAACGTTCACTGCCGGGTATGCCTCGGCGGCAGCCGTGCCCGTTACGTACAAGCACGCCATCCAACTACTGGTGCAGCACTGGTATGAGAACCGTGAGCCGGTGAATATCGGTAACATCGTCAACGCGATTCCGCTGTCGTTCTCCGTGTTGCTGGCGGCCGAGGGCTGGGGGCCATACGCATGAGAGCCAGCATGCTCGGACGCAGTCAGGTGACGATCCAGAGCGATGCCTCGGCTGACGGGGATGATGCGCCGAGCTATACGAGCGATCTGGTAACAGGCTTGTGGGCGGAAATCGAAAGCGTGTCCGGTAGCGAGACGTGGCGGGGGAGGCAGTTGGAGGCCGGCATCAATTACGTGGTGCGGTTGCGGTACTACTCCGGCATTCTGCCCACGATGCGGGTGTCCGTGACGACGGGTGTGTTTACCGGCCTGGTGCTGGACATCAAGTACGTGCAGCACCTGCCGTACAAGCGAGGCAAAACTCCTGAGACGTGGTTGTATTGCGGCGACGTGCCGGCGGTATAGCGATGAGCGTGGACACAGTACGGATCGAGGGCTTCGAGGAGGCTGATCGTCTGTTGGCGAAGATTGCTGATCCCGAGCGGAGGAACGAGGCCTTTGTTGGCGGACTTCGTCAAGCCTCGGAAGCTGTTGTGACGCGCGCTAGGGAACTTACGCCAGCACCAGGCTATCCGGGAGATAAGCCGGGACTCAAGGCTCTGCGCGACACACTAGGGCACGTCGTGAAACAATACACTACGACATTCGTGGCCGTAATTGGGCCACAGCGGCCGGCAGGCGCACATGGCCATTTAGTCGAGGGTGGCACCAGGCGACACGTGATTACGGCAAAAAGCGGCAAATTCTTAAAGCTGCCGTTATTCTCCGGCGGATTATTGGCGGCACATCCCGATTTGGATTCCTCGGCGTCCGCACTGCCGAGTCTTGCGCGGCGCGTGATCAGACGCGCTGTACGACATCCAGGAGCCAGGGCTAAGCCGTTTATGTCCCCCGCTGCGACAGACACGCGACCGCAGCAGGAAGCAGCGATTATCGCTGGCATCAACAAGCTGGTTAATCCATGACCGATTTCTGCGACGAACTGAAGACGCGACTCAAGGCCGTTTCTGGTGTGACGGCTCTGGTGGGCAGCGGCACGTCGGCGCGGATCTTCCACGATCTCTTGCGACAGGGTTGTACGCTGCCGGCCGTCGTGATCTACGAGGGGGGCGGCGAAAGCTACCAGCATCTGGGTGGCATCAGCGGCCTGGTGCGCTCGGTCTGGCATGTGATCGCTTACGGAGCCACGCGGGCCACGGCTAATGCTCTGGCCGAGACGATCCGCACCAAGGCTCTCAACAGTAGCTATCGCGGCCTGTTCGGCAGTACGTTCGTCAATGGCATCAATTGCAGCTCGCATCGTCAGGCCGGCTACGATCCGGCACAAGATGGCACGGAGACGCCGCGGTACTGGACCGAGCGGGTATATGACATCTTCCACTTGGAGGACACGACCTAATGGCTGACATCAGTATTACAGCAACAGCCGTCGTTCCGGTCAGCGGCTATGGCTTCGTGGACATGGTGGCCGGTGAGGCAGTGGCGCGTGGCAAGCCGGTCTACACCAAGGCCGCGGACGGTCTGGCATATCTGGCCAGCTGCGAGACTACCAGTGCCCTGGCGACGGTGACCGGCATCGCCTTGAATGACGGTGCCGCTAATCAGCCGGTGCGGATCATGACCAGTGGCAACGTGGCCTACGGCAGCGTGTTCACCGTGGGCATGATCTATGTGTTGTCGGCTAGCGGCGCTATTGCACCGCATAGCGATCTAGCTTCCAGCGATTACGTCTCGGTGCTAGGCGTGGCGACGACCGCTACGAACCTGCGACTGGCAATCATCAATTCCGGCGTCGAAGTGCCCTAGAGGGGAGTAACACATGGCTAATCTGTCAATTACCGCCGCCAATGTCGTGCCCGTCGATGGCTACGGCTTTGTGGATACTGTGGCTGGTGCCACGATCACTCGCGGTACGCCGTGCTATGAGTCGGCTACTAACGGGCAGTCGCTGATCTGTGATGCCAACGACACGGCTCTCAAGGCTACGGTCAAGGGCATCGCCTTGCAGGATGCGGCTGCTGGGCAACCGCTACGGCTGATGGTCAGCGGTAATCTGGGGTTGGGGGCGATCCTCACCGTGGGTACCGTGTACTGTCTGTCGGCCACCGCGGGCGCAATCTGTCCGTATGCCGATCTGACGACGAACGATTACGTGACGATTCTGGGCGTTGCCACTACCACTAGCAATTTGCAGGTGCGACTCGTCAGCGCCGGCATTGCCAAGCCATAGGAGATGATACATGGCCATTGACACGGGACATGGAGCAACGATTACGTTTGGGACACAGGGAGGAACCTGGCGCTGTATTCGCATTCCTGGCCATGCCGAGACGCGGCCTGTGGTGGATACGTCGTATCTGTCCACGACCACCACACGGACCAATATGCCGGGTGATCTCAAGGAGTGCAGCATGTTCACCGTGCAAGTGCAATTCCAGGGTAACCAGGGACTGCCGACGATGACGACTCCGGAAACGGTCACCATTACGCACCCGCTGGCCAGTGGCGGTGCCACAGCGGCTACAGTGGCCGGCACCGGCTATGTGACGCGGCGCAAATATCCCGACATGGAAACCAACGCCTTGCAAGTAGCAGAGTTTGATGTGCAATGGGACGGCGGAACAGGACCAACTTTCACGGCGGCCACGTAACATGACTGTAAAACTGGAAGTCAAGTTGGATCGGCATCTCGGTATTCAAGAAACGGCTTTTGGTCCGGTGGAGGTCGATCTGCGGCAGTACCTTGTGATGGCTCAAAATGAGTTCACGGACTTTCGTTGGGTGCATTTGGGCTACATCTGCGAACCTAGCGACAAGAATCCGAACCCGCCATTTAATGGTCTGGAGCAATTTCGGGTACTGCCGCAATCGATCAAGGACGAGATTGTGCAGAGAGTGCGGGAGCTATTGCAGCTACCAACCATCAAGGTGCATGAGCCACTGGAACCAGTGGTTGTTGCGGAGGAGGATGAAACGGACGATGACGACGTTGACGCGTGAGTTACTACTGCGGCCAGCACCGCGACGGTATGACACGGTGGAGTTGCCGGAATTTACGGCGCGGATCCAGTCGCTATCCAACGGCGAGATGCGGCAGATGCGACAGTCGCTGCTCGACAAAAAAGGCGATCTGAATCGCAAGCGTGCTGATCGCCTACAGGAACTGTTGGTATGTCACTGTCTGGTGGACGACGACGGCACTCGACTGTTCAGCGATGAGGATGCTTTCGCGGCTGCCTGGGATGGACTGGACGGGGCGCTGATGCGGGTGCTGTTTGATCGTTGCAAACGGTGGACGGGATTTGCCGCAGACGACGACTGGAATGCCATTGAGGCCGCCGCAAAAAACTCCGAAGAAACCAACGCGAAGCCCTGAGGTGGCGACTGGCTGAACGGCTGGGATTGCCGGATCCCGATGTGCTGGACGAGTTGCCAGAGGACAAATGGCGCTATTGGCAGGCACTCGCGTTGGTGGACGACTGGGGGCATGATCGCGTGGCTGATCTGGCGGCCGCTATTCACAACAGCCTGATGCTGGTGGCAGCGAAGCTAGGCGGACACGTGACCGAACAGGATTTGAATGACGAGCAGCACTACCAGCGCAAGTTTCGCTGGGAGCGACCACAGGTCAAGCTGCAGACGGCCGACGAACAATTGGCAATTTTGCGCGGCATGACACGACGATGAGCATTACCACGCTGGCCTTCAAGATCGTCGCCGATACGTCGCAGTTCACGAGCGGCATGGTGATGACGCGCAAGGAGTTGTCGGCTGCTCGCAATCTGTTCAATGAGACACGCACGCCCGTCGAGCAATACCAGGCCGCGCTACAGGGCCTGCAGCAACTACAGAGCAAGGGTCTGAATGCGGATGTCGTGCAGCGTTCGGTGCGCAAACTGCGGGAGGAGTTCTGGGGGCTGAATCAGACCTTGGAGGAAACTAAGGCTCCCATCGATAATCTGTTCGCTAAGATCGCCGGTGGCGTGGCTATGGGCCAGCTCGTCGAACGCGGTTTTCGTAGTTTGTTTCGCATGCTGCGGATGGGACTGTCGGCACTAGCCAGCAACATTGCCACGGAGTTTGAGAAGGCTCTGGACTTCGGCCAGCTGTCGCGCAAGTTGAAGCTGGATCCCGCTACGCTCGGCGGTCTGGGTGTGATCGGTGAACGGCTCGGCATGGATCTGGAGGAAGCGGCTAAGAAGTTCGTCGAATCGGGCCGCGACATGCAAAAAGCGTTTGGCATGACAGCCAGGGATTTGCAGGAGGCTACCAACGAGGCCCGGAAGTTGGGGCTGGTGCTGGATGAGTCGCGTTTGTTCGACATTGAACAAGCGAACGCGGCCATCAGCAAGATGGCCGAGGAGTGGCAGAAGGTCGGCAAGACGTTGGCGGGAGAGGTAGCACCGGCACTGCAACTGTTGGCCGAAGCGGCGCAAACCATGCTCAAGGGTTTGCAGGATGCAACGCAATCAATCCAGTCATTCAGTGAAGCTAATCCCAATGTGTCGGGAGGCATTCGATCCGGCCTCATGATGGGGCTCGGATCTGGCTTAGGTTTAATGACTCCCGCCATGCAAGCCGGAGGCTATGCGGGATCGCAATTTGGTGGTGCCGTGCAGGACGTGCGCGCCGCCAACGAAAGCGCCCGTCGGGCTCGTGAAATGCAAGATGAGCGGGATCGCCTGAATGCGGAACAGAGTAAGAAGGCAGCTGGGATCAATGACAAACTATTTCAAATGCTGAATCCGAAGGACGCGTTGCCGGAACGCAGCAGCATGGCTTTCTTCCAGCAGGGCAGGCGGGAACTGGCCGAGCAGCAAAAACAGCGGGAAAAGGCGGCCGATGAAGCACGCCGCGCGACGGAGAAGTACTCCACGCCACTGGAGCAGGCTACCGCGGAAATGGGTGACATGCTGAGGATGTTACGGTCAGGATTCATTACGGGGGCCACATTCCAGCGGGCACTCAACGCCGAAGCTAAGAAGTTGGTAGATGCGGACAAGACATCGCCGACTGGAGCCAATACGGCTTTGACCAAGGGCTCGTTGGCCGCCGTGGCCAGTGAGCGGGAATTGCTGCGGTACAACCAGGACGCCGAACGCCGTACCGAGCGGCGCGAGGCCGAAAAACGTACGATTCTGCTGAACATCGAACGCAATACGGCGCGTTCGTCGTCAGCCGTTACGGAGGTGGATCTCTGATGGCCGTGGTCAGCGTCAAGACGATAAAAGCCAGTGCCCGGGCGGATTCCGGCGGCAAGTCCTATACCGTCGTCTACGATGTGGAAACCAACGATGTGAGCGATGGTCCGCTGGAAGTCTCGCAAGCGGCTGGCATTCCGGTTTATTTGGAACCGTATGCGTTCGGCCGCGAACAAGATAACGGCGTCAAACGCGATGGTATCGAGATTGATTTGCGCGATGAGCGCGACACGCGGAAAGTTTATCGCGTGGTGTGTACTTTCACGAACAAGCAGGTCTCAACTCCACCGGGCGTGATCGAGAATGATGATCCGGTACTATTGCCACCGGACATCAGCGGCGACTTTGTATCAACGGAGATTCCGCTGCTCAAGGACAAGGACGGAGAGCCGGTACTGAACTCCGCTGGTTATCCGTTCGAGTCCACCGACGACGATGCGTATCCGACGCTGGTGATCGCCAAGAATTTCAATTCCATCAGCTTGCCGCTGCTGGCTGATTACGTGCCCAGCGTAAATGTCAATGAGTTCTGGGGGTTGGAGCCGCGAAAAGCCAAGCTCGTCAAAGCCCCGTGGCAGCGATTGTTCAAGGCCAATGGCGTTCC